CAAAATCGGGCTCTTGATAACGGCTATCGGAACAACAATCGCAATCCTTAACAGGTTAAAGCAAAACAGCGACACCGTCTCACGCGGCATCGTCGTTGCTTTTGATGTTGTAGGCGTAACCCTTATGAACACCGCCGTCATGCTGGCTCGCGGTATCGCTCAGATCCTTAACCCTGTGATTGATGTGATGAACATGGTGAACCCGTTTGAGGATATTCCAAACCTGCCGGAGCCAGGCTATGTGCCGATGCCCCGTCGAACCTTTGGCGGCACAAGCGGAACAGCCAGCAACCTGCCACTTCAATTCGCCACCCCACAAGGGCCGCCAGCCCCCATTACAGGCGTTATAGCAGCCATTCCAGCCGCAGGGGGCGGCGGAGGTGGGGGAGGCGGTGGATCACGCGTCTCAGGGGCTCCTAGACCTGTCTCAGCGACTCCTAATGTGGCTGGTCTAGCGGCAGCCGACTTCTTTAGCCAAGGGCTAGACAATCCCCGTGTGCGTCAAGACATCACCGTCAATGTCAATGGCGGCCTTGGTACATCGGCTGAGATCGGTGCTGCCGTAGTGGACTCAATTAGGCAATACAACCAAGTAAACGGGCCAGCCCCGATCGCTGTCGTCTAATGGCAACAGTCACCATCCCGAACGCTGGCACTTACGAGCTACTGGTTGATACTGGCGCACCGGTACAAGGATTTCGTCTAGACGACCCTGTTCGAGGTGTATTGAACAGTACCGAATGGGTGCTTGACGGCCTTACGGATTTTGCGAGCATCGCCCAAGGCGTAACCAATTTGACGATCCGCAGGGGTCGAGAAGATGACAACGACGCGTTCAATAACGGCACGATGGTGTTTACACTCAATGACACGCTTGTTGATGGTGTGTTTAACCCGTTTGACTCTGACAGCCCGTACTACGACCCAACCAATAACGAACCCGGCTTAGCCCCAGGGCGCGCCGTTCAACTCTTTAGGTACGACAGCTCTAATAACGCTGAAGCTTTATTTACGGGCTTTATCGTGAATTACGAGTATGACTTTCAGCTCGGTGGGCTAGACACCGTGACGGTGTTTTGCGTGGACAATATGTACCGCCTGGCACAAACCTTTATTAGCGCGCATACACCAGCAAAAGAATTTACCGGTGCCAGGGTAAACGCCATTTTGGATAGGACAGGCGTGAACTACCCAACCGGAACAGCCCGAGACATCGCTGCAGGCACCGTAGAACTAGGCGGCTCCAGCCAATACGCAATCAGCGAAGGCACCAATGTCAAAGCCTATTTTGACCAAATCACCTACTCAGCTGAACGAGGCCGCATTTTTGTTGATCGAGAAGGGGTACTAGTCAGCCAAAACCGCATTGGAACGGTGTTTGGGCCACCAATTGTCCAATTTTCTGACAACGGATCAGGCACGGATTACAATCAGCTAGAGATCAGCTTCCAAGCTGAGAACATTGTGAACCGTGTCGCGATCACACCGGCTGGCGGCACCCAACAACTAGCGAACGATACGGCTAGCCAAACCAAATACTTCATCAAATCCCTTTACATTGACAACAGCCTTTTAGAGAAAAACGCTGACGCGCTAACGCTCGCTAATTACCTGTTGGAAGGCGAACCGACACCCAAATTCACCAGCTTGCAAACCTGGTTCGGGTCAATGTCGGCGACAGATCGCGATGCCGTCTCTATTCTTGACATTGGCAGCTATGTCTCGATTGAGAAATCAATCCTTGTCGGAGGGGTAGCCACGCCCAACATCCAGGATTTAACGGTGGAAGGCGTTGAGCATCGGATCACATTTGCCCAGGGGCATAACACTAGGATCTTTACTACAGCCGCCACGGTCGTTTACGAGCTGCTGCTTGATGACATTTTGTATGGCACACTAGATGGCGTAAATGTCCTAGGATAGGTTCATGGCAACCCCCACCACCCTGCCGGCATCGTTCGTATCCGGTGCTGTCCTGACTGCCAGTCAAATGAACAATTTGCGTGGCGCGTTCCGCATTTTGCAAGTGGTAAGCACCACCAAAACCGACTCATTCTCAACAACCAGCACGACTTATGTTGATGTGACTGGCGTGTCAGCGACAATCACCCCGTCATCAACAGACAGCAAAATTTTAGTTGTTGTATCGGGATTGTTCGGAAATAGCAATTCAACGACCTTATGTCTGTTGAACCTGGTCAGAGGTAGCACCAATATTGCCCAATCAACTGGCGGCACAAGCAATTCATCACTTGTCAATTACACGAACACCAGTTTTGGAGTCGATAACTTTAGTTTGATGTTTTTGGACAGTCCAGCAACGACAAGCGCAACAACCTACAAGTTGCAAATGAGGGTTGATGGCAATACCGGTTATGTTGGTCGCTTGATTGGTGCCGACATTCGTGCCGTCACTACCTTGACAGTTTTTGAGGTGTCAGCATGATCGACTACGCACTTATTTTGACGACCAAATACGGTGATGTTCAATGGTCTATTAGTGGCGACGATTATGCAACTTTGGAATGGATGTCGGACACACCGAAGCCAACTCAAGCCGAACTAGACGCGTTGTGGCCTGAAGTTCAATATGAGACGCAAGTAGCGCAGGTTGAGACCGCCCGTTTGACCGCCTACGAGCAACAGTCAGATCCGATCTTCTTTAAGTGGCAGCGCGGCGACGCAACCGAGCTTGAATGGCGCGAAGCTGTAGCCAAAGTAAAAGCCGAAAACCCGTACCCACCAGCTTTGTAATGTCATGGCTGACAGCGTTCTCGTTGCTCTCATTGGTGGCGGCTTTTCTATTGTTGTTGCACTTATTCATCGACTGATGAAAGAAAACAGGCACGATCACGGCATCGTTGCAGACAGTCTGAACAGGATCGAAAACAAGATTGATCGCCATGTGGAAAACCATGACAGCTAAAGACAAAGCCATTCTCGGTTCGTACGCTCGAAGCTTCTTCACCGGTGCCATCACCCTGTATTTGGCTGGCGAGACTGACCCAAGCAAATTGTTGGCGGCAGGCATCGCAGCCGTTCTCCCCCCGTTGCTGCGCTGGCTCAACCCGAACGACAAGGCTTTTGGGCGTGGCAGCCAAGAAGAAGCCAAGTAACACTCGCCCGTACACGGGCTATGACGGCACGGCTGGCGGCACAACGGCTGGTCTCAATGTATTAATCCGCACATTGGAACGTGTCACCGGCAAAGGCTTGTGGAATAACGGTGCTTGGGGGGTTCGTGACATGAAAGGCAAACCAGGCAACCCAAGCGTTCACGCAACCGGTCGAGCTGTGGACATGAGCTGGCGCAATATGCCTGATGATCGGGGCAAACCAAATTGGTATCAACCTGCCTGCCAAATAATTGAGACGCTGATCGCGAACGCAAACGAGATTGGCTTGGAAATGGTGATCGACTACCAGCCTGACCGCCAAGCAAACATTTTTGGTCGGGCGTGGCGTTGTGATCGAGCCCGTTGGAAGAATTACGACAAGCAAACCGTGTCGGGCGCACCTGGCGGCGACTGGATGCACATTGAGATTTCACCAGCTATGGGGCGTAACCCCGAGGGCATGAAAACCGCGCTGGATAAGGCTTTCGGGTTAAATACACCACAACCCTGAACTAATGCTCTAGGGTCGGAGACACCGACGAAAGGAGCTAACTATGGCTGACTGCCAAATGTATATCTACGAGGTAATGAAAACCTGCCTGGAAAACAACCAGCAGGTGCTTGTTCAGATCTTTCGGGAACCGGACACCCTGCAGGTGATCCACGCTCAGATCGCGTTTAAGAACGCTGTGGGCGACTCCTGGGGGGTGCCGTACCAGTTGGAGGTAGCCAAATGAACGCTCTAAAAGCCCCATTTCTGATTATTGGGTACATAGCCAGCCTGTTGGGGCTTTCGGCTCTGTACGAGGCTCCTGACGCGTCTGAGGAGGTTTTGGCGGCACCGCCAGCCACGATGCAGGTGTACGAGTACGGGGAGATGCCCGTGATCGACTCCACGACCACCAGCACCTCGACGACCGTGTGGGTCGAGCCACAGCCCAAATCGGCGTGTGAACAGGCTTTGCAGCTCGCCTTGGATGTGGGTTGGCCTGCCGAAGAAATGGCGACCTTGGCAAGAGTGTTGTGGCGCGAGTCACGCTGCCAGGCGAACGCCTACAACCCTGACGACCCGATGGGAGGCAGCCATTCGTTGCTCCAAATCAACTCCTTTTGGTGCGTACCAAACAGCAACTGGCCTATTGGCTGGCTTCAGGCACAAGGCATCGTTAAAACCTGTGCCGATCTTTACGATCCAACAACAAACCTCCGTGCAGGGTTAGCGATTTGGCAGAATTCTGCGTGGCACCCCTGGGCTATCAAGTGATGAGCAATCCCGATTGGCAAGAGACACTAAGCGAGGAGACCCGACAAATGATTAACGACGCAAGCTTCCAAATGTGGAAAAACTTCTTTGACGAGCTATCAGTCACACCGGCACGGGTGACAAAAGCGCAGCGTGACCGCGTGGAACTAGGCAAGCGTGTACGCCTGATCGCCACCGATCTAGAGCTGTCAGGCCAAGAAGCTGATGCCAGGGTGCTGATGCTGGCTGCCGAAGCGTTGCTACGCGGATGAAGCTGCCCACCGTTTATTTAAACCGTTGGGAGACAGGCGAAGCGATGCGTGACGCATACCAGCGCACCTCCCGATGGGTAGGCGACCACCAACTATGGACAGACAGCCTCGACAATGTCAATGTCCATGGCGCGCTCGGGGAAGCCGCAGCAGCCAAGTATTTCGGCTTGTCCTGGGTACG